CCAGCCTAAATGTTGTTATTCTCTCTGGCGATGCCATTTCCATGGGGTAAGAATAATTTTCATTATCTGTATTAACTATCTTAATGTCCTTAATAGATAGAAAATCAGTTGGTAGAGTGTACTCGAAAACATTGTCTACCAACACAGTTTGTACTGTAGTAATCATTGGTTGAGTTTCAAGAGCACGATTAATTTTCGACTCCACCATCTTTAAAAACAAATCCATTTTCCCTATTACTTCAGTGTCTTGTCTATCAGAATAGCCAAGGGCCATGTCCTTGATTTCTGTGTAATTCATTTTAGCTCCAAATGCTTGTTATAGGTGGAGAAGGGGACCACATTGTATTACCATCTAGATCAATAAGCCATGTTATAGCTTCATCGCTTTCATCATACCAGAACCCTGGTGTTAACAGCATTCTACCAGAATCACTAAGATTTGCTTGAACAGAATTTGCTGCTGTCAATATTTGCAACTGACCTATTGCCCCAGTAATGCTCAAATTAGCTTGTATGCTATTATCAGCAGATAAAACATGAGTCATGGTAATTGCACCAGTAGTGCTACCATTGACTTGCGTACTGTTACCAGCTGTTACTGTATGTGACTGTATTACCCCACCAGATATACTCTGATTAACCTGTGTAGAGTTGTCTGCTAACATCTCACCAAGTATGACCTGGACTATTGCACCAGAACTTGACGTATTTGCTTGAGATGAGTTACCGGCTGTTATTATGTTTTCTTGTCCAATTGCACTACTGGTAGACGCATTTACTTGGGTAGAGTTATTCGCTGTTAATACTGTCGCTGGATTAGTTTCTCCGCCTTCCCAATTATCATAATATCCAGATGAACCACCATGGTAAATACCAACGCTACCTGATGAAAAACTTGTGTCAGTAACATCTGTACCTAATTGAACTCCATCTTTATATACTCGTATTGTTGTACCAATAGCTTCTAATCTATATACAGCAGTATTTGACACAGTATCAGTCATTGTCTGCAATGTTGTGGTAACATTATTAACGAGTTTCTGTAATACTTTGCCACTTATATTATATCTATAACCATCCCTATTCGCTGATGATGTTAATATCCTTATGGCTGGCCCACCTACCTCACTACCAGATGTTGGTACAATGCACTGAGAATACTGATCTTCGGCAGGAGTATCAGCATTCCAGTATACGAATCCTACTGATGGACCAGCAGCAGTTAGCCTATTTGTGAGAATTCTAACATCAGATGCAAGACCAACTTTTACCCATGGTACTCCTGCTGGGTTAGAGTCTGCTCTGTTAAAATTATCTGTAGCAGGTAAAGCCATTTCAGTGCCTTATGTTGGCTGGTTGCTAGTATAAACTAATGAAGGGAATGTAATAGGGTTCCCTATTGTTACTGACTGGTCAGATGTTTCATCAGTGACCCACAACACTTCTGATAAAGTAGTATTCAAAAATGCTATATGACTACTAGCACCACCACCACTAGCATTAGCAGCCGCGTCCTGTTTTCCCGCTGCTGTTGTGCAAGTACGAGCAGCCCCAGCAGCCCCGGCTAATGTGAAATCGCCAGATGCCATCGTTGCTTCTGCCAACAGATTGCCAGTTACAGTAGCATAGGAATCACTAGCGGAATAAGTACTAATTAATGCAATTTTGTTACAATTGGCCTTGAGATAATCAAGACCGCCATCTAAAAATTTTTGATGAACCCACTTAGCCATAGTATACCTCTTTAAAGAATTCGATTACAGCCTCTGGTAAAGACATACCAAATTCATAGTATATTTTTACATTTTCAAGTGCTGTTAAAATGCGATTAATCATGTTCGCCCCGATTTGTGTGATTTGTTACCTCGCGTTGGATGATTACCCTGTTTACACGGTCTTCAATTTTATCCAACTTTCTAAATAACGCATCGTGCAATACTTGTATTTCATCTCGTTTAATATAAGACCCAGCGACTAACAGTTCAATCTGGGTTACCTTTTCGGCCAACGATCTGTCAGCACATTGTAAATCTTTAACTGATTCCCATACAGTTTTTAGCAACCATCCAAAGACAGAGCACATGACACCAATGGCAATATTCATAATATCTTGATTCATTTAATCCAGCTCATGGGCGATATTTTATTGCTGCCTCCACAGCGGCTCCTACCATCTTAGCAGCGCCATCAGTTTGGTTTTCATCAAACTCATTTATTACAAGCACTCTTTTATTACCATCTGCCGTAAGAGTGCCTGAAAGGCGTTTATTAGACAAAAACGACCATGCTTCAATTGTTGCGCCTTGCGAATTTGTGTAAACTAATGATGTGCACCCAAATAACAACAGGCTGCCTACTACCACGACCAATTTTAACATATTTGGGTGCAGCATTTAGTTACTCTACTACGTCTGGATTGATATCATCCAACTGTTGTGCAACAGCTTTCAATTCGGCTAAAGCTGCATCAACTTCAGGTGTAGTAACTACGGTAGCCAATTGAGCTTCAAGAGCGTCAATTCTGGCAGTGATTTCACCAGCGGCTTTAACCAGTTGTGCTTTGGTACCATCCAATATTTGTTTAAGTTCTTCGAGTGTCATGAGTATTTTTCCTAAGAAAGTTGTTAGCCCATTAAGTGTATCCTCAATATTTCGTGGGCAATTGCAAAATAAAGAGGGTAATTTAAAGTTCATCAGTTGACCTACGTTATTGAATAGCAACCAGCCGATATACTTGGTTTCTTTTCAACATCAAGACTAGAACCAGAAAGTGCTAGAATAGTTTTGTTTGTACGATAATCAGTAATAGTTAGTGCAGCATCTTGTATAACATTAGGCGTACCATTTACATTAGTAAACGCTTTATTGCTTACCACATTATTGAAATTTGATGACGTATATGTAACCCCAGAATTACCTAAAATAGCAGCAGTACCACCAGCGCTATATAATAGGCAATCTGTTAAACTGGTTATTGACGCTGGTGTAATTGATGAAAGATTAATTGCATATGTAGTGAATCCAGTTAGCGAGCATTTTGTTAATGTCAGCTTTCCTCCCGAACTGTTTTGAGAGCAGACAACACTACCAGTAGTTGCAAGCAAGGAATCATTTGCTGATATTGTTCCAATACCTGATAAAACGGACAATGGTGCAGACGTACCACTACTCACTTCGCACCGAGCAATATCTATTTTCCCTTTTGACGCTTGGAAAGCATTGGCGTTTGTTACAGATATTTTACTATCAATCACCCGCACCGTTGATGCTGCGGCATCTGTTGCATTGTTTATAAATGCACCGGCGGCAGTATTTCTGAAGTTAATGTCTCGAATATCAACGCGACCTGTCCTTGGTGTATCTCGCATTTCAAGATAAGCAAACGTAATACCGACAACGACCTCTGGCCCGTTTTTACCACACCCTTTAATTACTGTGGGGTATATTGGGTTTGGTTCAGATGGGTACAGAGGCGATAAAAAATTTGCAGAAACACCCGTAGTTTCTGCTAATGTTCCAATAATGCGTATAACTGCCCCATTTGGAGACCTATTAGAACCAAGAGCATATGTCAGGGTTTTAAATGGTGTACGTGGCGAGTAACCGTAGCCAGCCCCGTTTGTCCCAAGAGTGTTGTCTACAAAAGTGAATGGTATAATTGACTCAATACCATACTCATATAGAGTTCCATCTGCACCAATTTCTGTCCTGGCTCCATGCTTTGTTTCATCAAACACTTCAACTGTTGGTCGAATAGCCATTGTTGCACCGACCATATTTGAAGCGAATGTGTTCCCTGCTATCCATATTTTATCATCCCACTCTAAAAAAGACGCTGGGCCTTGTGATGTTCTTGGCACTCTACATCTTGCAGTTGCTACACATTTCCATGTTAATCCTCCATCTACACTTGTTATGAACCTTGTAGTATAAACATTTTGGTCTGTTGTTGTTTCAACAATTTCACAAGCAATCAAAGTATTTGTTGAAGTATGCTTTTGTATCCAGTATAGCGAATGCCCGTCCCAGTCAGGACTCCATGGATTATAAACACGTTCATAGTATGTAAGTTCATAGTCCATTTTCCAAATACCAGCTTCAACATCAGACAGAGCAGCGGAAATACCCCCGCCTAAATCGACTGGGTTTAAGATATGATTAGGCTCAAAATGTAAGTCTGTTGTGGCGTAGCGTTTTAATCCGTAAAGAATTTTACAACCTTCTTTATTTGCTATTTGGGCGTGAGTCATGCCAACAGGAATAGTGCGCAAAATACTATCCAGTCGCATTAAGCCATTTTGTGCCGCAGTATCACCAAACCCTACCCATATATACCCATAATAAGGGTCTTGTTTTACAAAATGGATATGCCTTGAGGAGCTTAAAAATATTGAACGTGTCCATGTAGTACCAAGATCATGTGATACGACAACAGCTACATCCTGATTACCAGAACCCGCAACATTATACTCACCGTAGGCATAGTAGGTTCTACCACCTTCTTTTATCTCTGCAAAGCCACGCTCACCCAAAATAGAAACGTTTGCGATATGCGTTGAACCATTATAACCAATGCGACTAATAGGCGCTTTATTATCAAAAGCAGGGTAATTGTTCCCCCAATTTGCCCCATTATCCACACTTTTATATAAGAATGCTTTGGTATCTGAAAAACGTATAACCTGTGCAAAAACATAGCCATTGTCAGTTGTGAATATCCCAGATGGATAGGAACTAGCGCCTAATGTTGTCACTCCATCTTCACTGTAAAGTAATGTGCAATCTTGTACTATAGTTTCTGCGTATGCTAAGGTTGTACGAGAGATAGATTTTCCATCTGCGTTACGCCCAAAAACATATTGGCCATCTTTACTTGCAGCGTAAAATATAATAGGTACTTGGTCTACACCTTCAAGTCTAGTATTTTGGGGCACTTTACCAGTAATAAAAGGAGTCCAATATAGCCCATCGCTTTTATATAGCGTATACCCATCTTGCACTAATGCAAGCCCCTTATAATCAGCTGGGTCTGGCATATCTGCATAAGTAGCATACTCTGGTACGCCATTGTTTTCAACAATTTTACGATCTCTCATTTTAATACCTACTATGTCCAGAATGGTGGAGCTTTTTGTTTAGTGCCAATACCTGTTGATTGATAATGAATGTCTATTGCAAAAACAAAAGGTGAATTTGGCGAGCCACCTGTTATTGTAGGTATTGTAGTAAAATCAAAATTTACTAGTAACAAACCATCAACTTCAATCAAAGCGTTGTCAATAAGCGTCGCAGAACCACCAGTACTAGTAATAGCAACTTCATCAATTCGATGCCTATACCTAGGTGTCGTTGCAATATTCGTTGTGTTATAAGTAATGGTTGTATTCTTTTCAGCAGTAAAATCCGCTTGATTATGTCCTTTTGCATAAGAACAATAAAAGTTCATTACTGCATTGCCACTTATTGCGGTTCCATTGTGGGCCCAGTGTGCATGAATGAATAGATCGGAACCCATAACGTAATCATGTGGTATATGAAATACATTATCACTTCTATCACCAGCTGCGAATGCCCAGTTCCTAACTTGACCACCCCTAAATATTTCAAGAGTGGCCTGATTAGGAGCGGATGCTCTAGGCGCAACTGTCCCAAGTAAATCGACCCAAGGGTATGTTGGTACAGAGGTGTCTACTTTTATACCAGTGTTTTGCGTCTTTGGCAAAACTAATGTTGTATCAACGACGCCAGCGGGTGCTTGGTTTCTATGTGTAAATACGCTTTTCATTATGCTGTTAACCCACGAGTAGCACAGTTGTCAACTGCCAGTGTAGTAGTACCACCTGCAACATAAGAAAGCCAACCAGCATCCCAAGCAGTGTATGCTGGACTAGGGTTTGCATGTGGATTTGTGTTTTGAGCAGCGCTGGCCTTTGAAGCTTCACGACCTTCAGCATATGCTTTAGAGCTTCTGAAGGTTGGATTAACTGCTGTTCCTGCTATAACTTTACCTGGCATGACGATACCTCAACTATCTGTTTTTTGAATACCAAGGCCAGCTGTAATAGCTGTGCCTAATAAAATTAGTCCTGTTACGTCCTTGCCCATCCAGTAAGCTGGAATCCCTACTATAGCAACTAAGCCCCAAACAGCAGCTCTTTTACTTGAATTTTGTGTAAGTTTAAAATCAATCATGTGAAATTAGTGTTTATCTTGAACTAAGCAGGCTTTACCCATAGGGCTCTGTAAGAACCTATGCATTTCTCTACCTGCAATTTCAGAATCCAAGTTATTTAAATCATAGCCGTCACGGATGGCACGATCATAAACAATCATTGGGATTGATGCTACCTGGCGACCCCATGTACCGCCTTCACCACCTTGACCTAGGTCGCGGATGACACCAGGGTTTTGTCTTAATCTTGCATTACGAGCTAGAATAAGGTCTTCAGTGGGTTGAGTAAGTTTGTGGGCTATCTCAGTACAATGGGTGTCAAATTCCGATCTGAAAACTTCATCAACCATATGTTCCACCTGATTCTTTATAAAATGCTAATAATGTTTCAAATTTGTGGGTACGTTGACCGTAAGTATTGCCTGGTAAACTGGCCCATATCCTGGCACACTTAGCTATGGCCTTTTCTAATCGGCCTTCTTCTACATCACCGATAGCGCCGCATTCTTTTATTAGCTGTACTGCTACTTTATCCTGAGATTCAGGGCTAAAGTCTTTTAACCTCAATGTCCTTTTGTAGTACGGCCAAAACCTAAATAAAATCTGGTATTTCCCTGACGCGGTTGAGTACAATCCGTGGTTGTTGATCTGCTTCGCTTTTCTACCACGAGCGAATGGATGGTCTGAATAATCTGTAAATCTCTCAGGTTTACCGCTAATACCAGTAACAATGATATCGTAACCATGATTAAGAGTATGAGAACTATTCGAAGTGCCTTCACTTTTACCTACCATGTCTAGAAAAGCTAGCAAGTTCTTACTGTGCATCGTTACTTCTCGGCAAGTTCCAAAAATTGCCAAAGAGTACCTAGCTCTGCTCGTGTTGCAATGCCTTCATCACCAGGGGCAAGAATGCCACTTGTGAGGCATACATTATGGTCAGATGTATTCAGCACTGTTAATTTATCAGTTGCAGATATAGCTACCTCTTCTTCTACATCTTGCGCTGCTTCAAATGCTTTTTCCATTAATACTGCTCTATTCGCATCTGCGTCTACATCTGTTATAACTTTCTTTGTTGCACCCATGATATTCTCCAATGTTAAAAACTGCCCGGAAAGGGGTCTAACCGGGCAGGAAACTCAACGATTCTAAGGACTAGGAAAAATCGTTTGGTTTAGTACGTCATCGCAGCAGCACTATCGATATCACCGATAATACCGAGCGCTTTCTCATTGAAGACCTTCAACGTCCAATCAACAGACATTTGACGATTTTCAGCCAAACCAGTTTTGGCCAACGTTTCAGTTCTGTAACCACCCATGTAAGACAAGGCTAAATAGGCAGGGTCAAGGATGAAGACATCGTTACGGTCAGTGTCGTGCAATTGTTGTAGACGATTCGGAACGAATTTCAACGTACCAAAGTCGGAAACATATACATTGACGGCACCAACAGCGGTAGCAGCTTTGGCATTGCTTTCCAGCTCATTGGTGATCGTAGCAATACGAGCAGATGAAGAGAAAAGATACTCAGAGATACGGCTGATAACGGCTGGACGGGTCATCAAGATAGTAGGGTCGCCACCAGCATTATAGATTGTTTCAATAGCAAGTTTCAGTTTGGTTTCAGTCAATGCAGACTTAGCCACTGAAGTACGAGCAACTGTCAAGCCAGTTGATGTATTGAAACCACCAGCAGTACCATTGATGTGGGTAGTTTCCAACCAGGAAGGAAGGCCACCTACTTTACCAGCAGTGGCATTACCATCATCAGCTACGGAAGCTTGGTTGCTTAGTGCAATAGCCTCAACATCACGACGAAGCTCTTGTTGGCGTCTTGATAACTGATACGCCAGTTCTTTAGCACGACCAATAACATTTGACTGATCAGCTCGGAAAGAAACACGTACCACTTTATCAGAAATCTGTGAACGATTGCCCACGCGTGTTCCGATCGCAGTATTGTTACCGGAAGCATCAGAGCCGTCAACAACAGCATTAGTAAGATCAACGGCCGCCAGCGCATCAAGCGTCCACTCAGTGAAAGAATTATCATGCGTTTCGCTCCCAATCATATCAGTGAAAGGTAAAGGGATTTTTGAAATGTCCCAAATTTTGTTCATCACGTCTTCGCGGATTAATCCGCCTTTAAGTGCAGCTTTTAGGTCAGCTGAATCCAGGTTTGCGGTACTCATTTTTATCCACCATTCAATAAAAGTTCCGCGATTGCCGAAGTTTGCAAATCGCGTTTGGCCGAGGTGTTTTTAGCATTTTTGGCCTGTTGTGTTAAAATTTCAAGTTTTGATTTTTTCCTAACAGGCGTACCAGTTGGTTTTTGAAATTTAGGAACAGCTTTACTAACCTTTTTATCAGCTATCTTTTTGCCTTCCCTATAAGCTTTAGCGTCTTTCAGTACTTCAAAGATTCTAGCATCTTGGATGTTCGCAAAGTCACCCTTTGAGAATCCATATGCTTCTTCAATGAATTCTTCAAATTCACCTAGAGCTTTCTTAAACACTTCCGGTTTTGCCCAAGTAGGATTTTTCTCTATAACCTTTTCAACCTGTGTTTGCAAGTACTCATTCATTTGGGCTTGTGATTGCCCTTGTAACTTTTGTTGCTCTTCAGACTGTTCAGCATAAACAGCATTTTTGATACGGTCTAATTCAGCTTGTCTCATCTGAAAATCTTGTACCATTGCTGCATATTCTGCAGGATTAGAATATCGCAATTGCTCCCAATCTACGCCTTGGAACTCTCTTAACAAGTTACCTTCAAGGTGCACTGTTAATTTTTGAGCGTCTTCAAGCTTCTTTTGATAGTCTTTTGCAACATAATGTTTTGCTTCTTCGAACTGCTTGCGCTCTGCTGCCAGGGCTTGGGCTTTGTTCGTATTACTTTTGTTGGTTTGATAACCGGCAATAAGCTCATTAACTGGTACAGTATCAATCTTACCATCAATTTTAACATTGATACCAAGCACTTCACCATCATCAGATAATGCTATTTTAGATTCATCAATACCAAGAACCTTGCCCCAAGACAGCTCTTCTTCTTCGGCATCGGTGTCTTCTTCATTTTCTTCTTCGCCATCATCTTCACCATCAAGGTTTAGCTCAAGTTCGCCTTCTTCCTCGCCTTCTTCCTCGCCTTCTTCATTGGATGCCTTAGATTGGGTGGAGCCCTCTTCGTCATCTTGCTTCTTGGCTGCAGCTTTTGGTTTGGGTTTTGCAGGTGCTTCATCTTCGCCCATTAAAATCTGGGCCATTTGTGTTAAATTATCAACGCTCGCCGCTTGGGTAGAGTTAGTTGTTTCATCAGCCATTTTATCTTTCCTCTAATTGTTTATCAGCAAGTTTGCCAGTTTCAATAGCCAGTAGGATACCAGAAACAATCTGGTCCAAGGCTTGTTGTTTAAACTTTACGAAGTGACATGTATTGATGTCAACGCTTAAGAACTCATCGAATAGCTCTCTTTGCTTATCTTCCGTGTACTTTTTCATGAAGTGCATCCAAGCCATATTAGCTTGCTCACCCAGTTTAGACTCTCTTATGAGTTGGTCTCTATGATCTTCATTTGTCATCTAGTATTACCCCTTGCATAGCTAGCATCTCTCATACCAGCTTTGTATCCTTCTATGAATATAGACAGACTTTTACTATCAGCAGGTTGCTTGTGCCCACTTCTTTTAGTCAGAATCTCATAGCACAATTTTAATCTATTTTTAAATGTTAAAGTCATTCCTCAGTTGCCCCTTTATTTTCCTGATAACTCATTTCCAATTGTTGCTGCTTATATTGTGCTTCTAATTCAGTTATTCTCAACGCTAAATCAGATGCCAATTTTTGGTAATCAAACTCCAATCGGTCGTCTTTCTCTTGGCCGTTAGCAACTTGTTGGACGATCTTAATCTGTGACTCAAGCTGGGCCAATTGAGCTTCGTATGTTTGTTTGTCCATTTCACGCTGATGTTTAGCAAGTTCAGTTTGGCCCTTCAACTTAACGTTTTCTTGTGCAACTTGAGCTTTAAGCATTTCTGCTTGAGCCAGTTGTACTTGCATTTGAATCATTGCTTGTTGCTGCTGATCTGCTTTCTGCTTCTCAGCCTGCATTTGTTGGTCTGATTGCAGTTGCTTCTGCTTACCTGAATCGCTAGTCGGGTCAATAAAATACTTATCAGCACCATTAAGACCAGAGAACTTACAAAAATCATTTAATGCTGAGTATACTTTGGTTGGGTCAACTATTGCTTGCCCTGGCATTTGTAGTGCTTGGGTTTGCATTTGAATAACTTGGTTGATTGCTGCTAGTTTGGCTGTAGTATCTCCAGAGCCAGTACCAACACGAACAGTTGATTCAGAACGCTCATTCCACTGAGCAGGATTGATTTGTACCCATTCACCCCTAAATTTGAAATTCTCAATGGTATCGACATGACGCCTCGCTAAATCTCTAATCTTTAAGCAAAGGGGTTTAATCCCCGTTTCTGCAAATACGCGAACTATTAAGCCTACCAATTCTTCTTTGGCAGTCATTAGTCGCTCTACACCTTGAGAACCTACACGATCGCCAATGTTTTGTGGTGTTGCGCTACCTTCAGCAGATACTCCAGAACGTCCTGCACGCACTTCATCAAGGTAACGCATGAATTCGAATGATTCCATACCAATCTTAGGCGTGATGATTGGGAATAGCGCATCAGGCCTGGACATTCTAACTACGCCGCCTGGTCGAGATACCAATATGTCATCCATGTTAACTTGACCTGTCAAAACACCCATACGTTGGTTATTTTGCAAGTATATATTATCTTGAATATTGCGTATCAATGCGGTTTTGTTATCTTGAATTTCTTTCAGTCTATCAAAGATTGATAAACCTTGAAATTTATGTGACATCAAAATAGCTGTGGCGCTAATCCATGGACTTTCTGTCATCTCCTCCATTGAGATGAACGTATCAAATGTTTCATTACCTGCGCAGGTTACTTTGACATACTCTGCGATACCATCGCCATCAATGTCAATGTACAAATAGCATTCCACTACTTGTATTAAACGCATTGCATCATTGGCTTTAGTCCAACCTTCATTAACAGTCGAATTTTCACCTTGCAATTGGAAACGATAATTGGACTGGTTGTTAAATCCTGTACTTAGCTCGTCAAGTATGCCTTCAGAAACGCCCTCCTCACGCAATTGTGAAAGAGTTTTGTTTGTTACATGCGCAGTAAACCTAGCATCTGTTAAGTCAATTGAGTTATGACTTGAGTTAACCCTGAACTCTTCTGGAGGTACAGGTAGGACGCGGATTTTTGGTTTCTTTACTGTTATCTGAATCTTAACATTAAACAGTATTTGCTGACCAAGCATTGGGTCTATGTCTATTATTTGTTCCATAGACAAGAGTTCAACGGTCTTATCAGACAACAGCATTTGTAATTGCTGTTCTGTTAAACCGGTATACTCTTCTTTAGTTACCTGGTCATGAGACTCATAGTAACACTTAAGAATTCCATTACGCTGTAATAGCGCATCCTTAACAAACTGGTGGACCAATATGAAACCTGGGTTTTTCTTCATCAGAATATTGTAAACGTACTCTGATTCTAGTTCAGCTTGTCTTTCATCCTCTGGACCGCATGGGTCAAAGATAACGATTTCGTTCGTTTGAGTGAATGACTTCATTATTTGTGGCATAATCCACTCAATAGCATCTGCAACGTCTAAAGACATTAAAGATGATTTGCCTTCAACTTCAGTACCGTTGGGCTCACCAAGATAATACGCCAGTGGAGTCTCCAAGTTGTTGTTAACTGGAGCATTCTCTAACTCAGCGTTTACGATGTCAAGAATATCATCGTTAGTTAATTTTGGTGTTTTTGCCATTACTCTTGTAGCCCTGGTGATAAAAATGGTGGAATGTATCTTTTTCTTAGTTGATCCAATACTTCTTCTATTGTTAAACCACGATCTTGCATTTGGTTTGATACTGCTTCTTGTGAATCTTGCATCCTAACGCCATTTCCATATTTTGCTAGTTGGGCTATTAGACTAGTATATGCTTGCGCTTTAGAGCCTAATCTATTTTCAATATCGTATGCCCTAAAGTCACCACCCTCATCTGGATACATTTGTGAATATGGATGAACTACACTCTTATATACATCTGATAGCGCGCTTCTGTTGCCAGCCATCCTGGCTTGTTCTTCACCAAAATTATCTGTATAGCCCAGTCTATTTGTTTTTTGTTTAAGGTCTACTATTGGCCCTAGAGGTAAATTAGTATCAATTTGTTTTTCATGCTGCTTTTCATGATTAAGAGCTTTTACTAATGAGCTTATATCTAAGGTATTATTTAGCAGTATACCTGTATATTTATTAGTACGCGGAGGTTTGATTAGTGTTACACCCATAACATGACTGGGCAGCTTAGCTGCTTTGACACCATTAGGCAGCCCTGGGCCACGATACTGATCTGGCTCACCTTGCATAACTAATTTACCTTGGTTATTTTTCCAAGGGTATTGTTTATAGCGGGCCCACAACTCTTCTGGGCTCATGCCGTTTAATGCATCATAAAGCGCCTGGCTCATCCTTTGTCCTCAAAAATTAGTGCTCGGTTACGTTATCCGGCAACCCTAGGGTTCGTATGCTTCTGTGTCTCACTACTTTAGCAATTCTATCTGTAACTTGCGTTTTGTTTAGAGTAATCAATTGGCTTAGTGTTATCAAAACCTCCGATAACTCTACCACCACCAACTGCTCCTAAAAATAAATACTGGCAAGCATCACAGGCATGTGAATACTTGCCTTTATCTGGTTTCTCTTGGTAACGTTCTTGACCAGAAACCTGCATCTTCTTATACTTATATCCACCAGCAAACCCTTTTCGCAATGTCGGTGCGCCAGGGGTAACTTGTAGGGCTGGCATACCATTAAAGTCCAACCGCATCATATACTCTGCAATAACTTCCCTTCGTATTGTGAAGTCATTTGTATATGCAGGAACCGCATTAATCCCTTGGTTCTGCAGGATTAGGAACGGGGTCACTTCATCTGTTTGAGCCCGTTGCTCTCCAGCAGGGTCTGCGTAGACCTCAATATCCTTAAAGTTTATGTACTTTGAATTCAACTTCTCTTTTAGCAACTTACCAAAAGATACCGCACCCATATCAAAGGTGCATAACTCATCAAACAAAACAAATTGACCACTTGCTGTAATCTGCCCAAATATTGCAGCAGGGGTCAGTCCAAAGTCAATCCCAATGTACAGGGTCCTCTTAGGGTCTGGCTCATAGCGCTCTTGTGTTGAATGAGCATGGTCCTTATATTCAGGGAATACTGGCTTACCATCTGATGTAAACCCATAAATTCCATGGACGTAAACGTCAATCCACTCTTTGTCCTTGCCTTGCATCATATTAGTATAATAGCTTTTCGGCAAGTACTTAATATTCTCTGCTTCTTCACTCAACCCACTAGGCTGGTGGTATATGCTGTGGTTCTTAGGCAAGTTAACTTCAAACAACTTGTAGTACCAACTATCAGAATCTGGCGGGTTAGTATCCATTATGATACCAAACCAAGTGGGCTCTGATATGACTTCGTCTGTCTCTGGGTCCAATATAGTTTTGGGGTACCTACCACAACGACCTTGGAGCATATCCACTACGGCTCTCGGTATCTCGCGGCACTCATTAATAAACCCGCCTGTTACCTCCAATGATAATAACTTCTTAACATCATTGGGTCGATCTAAAGCCCTGAACAGAAACTCCGCATGGAGCGTAGTACCGTCCTCCATCTTATACTCGAGAGTGAACTTCATGTTCTTCATTGAGAACTCCCCGCTATCCGCGGGAATCCATTCGTGGAACGTAACTAGCGTGGTATCAAACAACTCACGGTACGTGTTCCGTATAATCACCCAACGCGTCTGCCTAATACCTTCAGCATTGGGCTTCTGCGCATGGGCTCTCATAAGTAAATCTGCAATACAACCAACGGACTTTCCGCTACCAATGGGCCCTATAACTGTTCTTACAAAGTTATTATCTTTGTGGAACTTTCTAAGGGTCTTGGAGGCTTTATATATTATATCCATTATTCTAATTTCTTTCTATTTTTGATTTGTGCTTTAGTGGGGTCGTAAATAGCTACTTCATCAAAATCTTTATTTATATGCCCTAGTATCCCTGCACTACGCAGTTTGTCAAAGACCTTCTTATGTGAGCCTTTAACAGCTGCTAACCCATCAATTATATCTGCAAGTGGCCCATTCAGCTTTTTATTAAACCCTCTCGCTTCTAGGTCTGCCAGCACCTCTTTAACTTTTGAAGGTCTAATGGAGTCTTGTCTAGTTCCACTTTCATAGTCCCACAATAAACTCTCAACTGGATGGCGATCTACGTTGGCCATTGTATCTAAGGGACTTTGCTGCTCTAACTGCCACCCAATGGGGCCACCTCTTGGTTTAGATGCTATTCTAAACCTGTCTTCAGTCATCCTTGCTTGGGCTTCACCTGCAGCCCTTTGATATGCTGCAAATGCCTCTTCATCAGTTGTAGTACTAAACTCCCCAAATCTAGGCTTGTATCCTTTAGGTTTCCCCGTCATACCTTCCTTATGCTTTTGCATATTTAGAACAGCTCGCATTGTATCGGACGAAGTACCAGATGGTAAACCCTGGTTCTTTTGCTGTGCATGTGTTATTTCATGTAACAACGTGTCCATTAAACTTTTTTTGCCAGTGACCCCTAAATGACGAGGGTGTTCTAAATTTAAAGCTATTTGATTAAAATACGGTAAAGACCAACCCATTGAATCGTCATTAGGCCGTTGAGTTTTTACAACTTGAATTTTAGCCAATTCTGGGTTATTCTTAAAAAACTCAGGGTGTGTCAACAAAGCACCTAAAGTACTAGGGGCTTTGTCTTTTAGTACCGCTTGATTAAGCTTCGCATTATAATCAGGTATTTCACCCAATAGCACCTGATTACCACTATTATCTTTCCATGGGTACAACTTATACTTCTTCCAAATGTCTTGGGTTGTAGCACCTTGGGCCAACTCCTCTGCAGCTACCCGTGCTGCACTCTCTGGATAATCTGGCATGCCGGGGGCCAATATCGTGCCTAGCGTCCCACCCCGGCTCTTGGGTCCAAAGGGCAACCCACCTGTTTGCATCATACCCGCCAGGTTCAGTCCCGCTTCGCTACCAGCCTCCGCACCTCTGGGGTCTGTCATCGGTTGAACCGGGGCTTGGCTGGCTGTCATCATCTGGTCTTGCAACCACTGTCCTGCCTTCTGAATGCCTTCACCTGGATGGGCTATGGCACTAGCAATCATGCTGTCTCTAGGCCCATAGTGCTGGCGCCCTAACTTAGACTGGGCCAACAACTCCTCTAAAGTATTATAGGCCTGAGGGAGTCCTGCTAATAGGTCTTCAATTAGGCCTGCCATTACTCATCATCCATTATGACTTTGAAACTAAAGTTCTTTCCGCCTCCAGCTTCTATGGCTGCAGTGGGCCATTCTGCCGCTACTTGACGCAGATAAGCCAAAGCAACTTGGGCACCGCCTCTACCTTTCATATGGGCGAACAAATGGGTAGCAGCTTCATATTTTGCCTTCGCTCTACCACGCTTCCAAGCAGAGGTAAAGATTTCTTCGTCCGGCTTGGACTGGGCCAACTGCTCTTTTGACAAACCAAAGTAATCCAGTGTTTCGTCTATGGACATGCATGCAGCCAGCGCTTCTGTTTCGCGCAAGGAAGCGGGGTCGAATACCTTCAAGTCGGCCGCTAAATTCAAATATGGGTCAAAAGTATTCGGTTCCATTTTACTTCTTTTCTACTAACTTTAATTAAATTAATATTAACACAAAACGCTCGGTTTGTACACTTTTATTTTTATTAATTTTAATTTTTGAGCTATTCTTTAAGTTCTTATTCTGCTATTCTTTGCACTAGGGTTTTTATTTCAAAATTTTGGGAACATAAGATGGAGAGACAAACCCGTGAGGGTTAAGGCTTCTTTTAATTTAATTCCGCTATTCTTTGAATACTATATTTTGAACTATTCATTTATTCCTTAAATACTATTTTTTCCAATTTTCTTTCAGGGTTTTTTGATTTTTGAGCGCGGGTGGTACCATTGACATTGTCGCGCTGCCTGCTCCCCCCGCCGCCCAGTTGGGGAAGACCCTATAAATCGAGCTCAGTTCTTAAGTCCTTTATAATTAAATTAAAATAATTGTTTACATTTATTAAAAAACAGTTTATAAAAGCATATGTTTTTTGAATTATTAAAAAGCATTGTTTAATTAAAATAATTGTTTACATTTATTAAAAAACAGCTTATAAAAGCATATGTTTTTTGAATTATTAAAAAGCATTGTTTAATTAAAATAGTTGTTTACATTTATTAAAAAACAGTTTATAAAAGCATGTGTTTTTTGAATTATTAAAAAGCATACATTATATTAACTAACTGAGAGAACTACAATGACTACTAAAACTGCAAACAAGAAAGCTAAGCTTTATACAGTACCAACTTCAGCTGAAGTAAAGCCAACCTTAGAAGCCAGAGTCAAGGAGCTTGAATCTGAGCTAGCATTGTTGAAGACTATAATGACTGAAACTTATGGCAGACCTCCTAACTACAAGCCACCAATGAATACTGGAGTTGGAGACTTCATTAGAGAGTGCATAACATCTGGATTGAAGAATGTTGACATTTTGAAACTGGTTGAAGAAAAGTATACTAACAACAATACAACATATGCTTGTGTTGCTTGGTATAAGAATGACATGAAGAAGAAAGGTTTAATCTAATAACTTTGGACTTACAGACATGGATGTCTTTAACTTTGGAGCACTACAATGAAAGTAAAATTAAAGATAAGTGATGAAGCAACTGTAAATTTAACAGCTATGCTATTGGACCCAGACTATTCAGAAGACTATGGCCAAGCTATAGTCTCTCCAGACAGTGACTATTATGTAATTGGTACTGTGGTAGATGGAGTTTTGATTTTAGAAGTTAAAGAAGTTTGAACTAAGAACTAAGAACTAAGGACCTTACAGCCAAGGATGGCTCAACTACTTTGGAGTACTACAATGACTACTAATGACTTATATGCAACAATCATCCAAATGAACCACTACATCGGGCTCAAGTATCCAAGAGCTGTGGTTCCAGTAACTTGTGCTAACTTTGAGTACTACAAAGCTCTGGCTCTAAGACTTGAGTACACAGACTCTGATATTGCAGAGTTTAAATTGTACTTAGAAACTTTTCAAAACTAAAGCATTTTAGCAGCAAAGGGGCCAAGGATGGCTCAACTTTAACTTTAACCGAGAGAACTACAATGAATGCTTATGAAATATTAGAACTGATGTGGGCTGGTTATGTTACTATATGCCAGGAATCTAGGCTGGATGCTGGCTTACCTTACGGTGGGCTGGGCCTGAGTATTGTAGAAGCTGAAGAGTGGCTGGATGCTATTTTGAACAAAGGCTCTAGGCTCTTATCTTACTTGGATGATGGCGGTTTTTATCAACCAAGCTTGAATTAAAGGAGCAAAGGGGCCAAGGATGGCCGTCTGACTTCGGTCGTAGCGAAGACTTTTGAGTTTGGAGCGTAAGTTATTGTTTTATATATACTTATCTTACTATCTTAATAATATTAAATATATATATAAACACTGTAAAGCCCCTAAAATATATACTTTATAAAAGTTTTTAAAACCGTTTAAAACAGTGCTATTACGAAGCAAGAGGCTAAACGCTTATAAAACAACGACTTACGCTCCTAGCAAATGACACTATCTAAAAAGCGTTTTAGTTAACGTAGTAAATAGCTGGCAAAGCACCCTAGATCATTAAAAAGAGGACCCTAAAATGAAACTAACATCCCTAGAACGTGAAGCTATAATCATGGCCATGACCATTAGAAAAGCAGATGCCATAGTAGCAAAAGCTAAAGAATGGCCCCCTAAATTCAAGAAGTGTAAGCATTGTAATCAGCTTCTTAGTGCCTCCGCATTCAGTCCAATGCCAGCATCATCAGATGGCCTCCGGCAGTATTGCATAAGTTGCACCTGTAGATTGAAAAAGAACCCGAATGACCCCAAAGGTCCTGATGAGCCTAAACTCCAATGGGGCGTAAATAAAAGATGTATAGCATGCAAACAAGTGAAACCGCTCTGGGCTTTTGATACTAACAAGCAATCTAAAGACAATCATAGAGCCCAATGTAAAGTATGTCTATCCAAATTAATATGAGACCAGCATTATGAAAACCTGCACTCATTGTAATAAAGAACTCCCAATTGAGGCCTTCAGTAAAAGTAAAAGAACTTTAGATGGTTATCGGCCCCGCTGTAAGCAATGTAATGTAATAACCGCAAAAATTAGTAACCAAAAAAGAAAAGAGCATATCCAAACCTTAGAGGCATTAAAATGAAAACCTTAATCCTAATAGCAATGCTATCCCTAACAGCATGCGCTTCGACCCCACTTAATTCCAGGTTGGTGCCAGATAGTGATTTACCCTGGGAGTTGTATGCTCGCCAAAGAGACGAACAACAGCGTGTACCAGAGTTGTCTGGCTGGGACATGTTCGTTAGAGGCATGTCCCGAGCTCTGCGGGTGGAAGAAGCCCGTAGAGCCAATAGCCCCGCGTTCCGGTGTTACGCCTATGGTAGAGTGACCTCCTGCAACCCTTATTGACCCATCCCATCCAATAAAATAAATTTTACAATTTAAGCGAAACGCGATATAATAAGTTGTGTTTCAATGATTCACCAGAGTAAGGACTAGAACAATGTATGAGAGATTGAGTAGAGAGTTTGCCCGTAACACGGCGATAGCCTGGAGCATAGCCCTTTTGGTTGTGCTGTTAATTAACAATATAATGGAGTACCTACAATGAAAGCAGTAATGGCAACACCAAAGTGCCCAATAGACTTCGAGGCATATATAGAAGGCATTAAAAAATGGGCAGCAGATAGTAATGTAGTGATACAAGGCTATGTTGTCACTGATGGCCCTGATGGCCCTGGTTGTTGCAACCACGGTATAATGCTAGAGGGCGATAATTCAGAACATTTTATGGATCGATTAACAATGGCCCTAATGCCCTCACGGTGGAGTCCGGTTGTAGATAGTGACCCTGCTATTGAGGCTGGCCAATTTGATATGCAGGTGGTAAAATGAACTTAAAAATAGAAAACCCAACGATCGAAACCCTTTTACAAGCTTTACTTGAAGCCGATGAAGAATTTCTTACACCAGGTGAAATTGAAGACCTGGACTGGGCTGTGTTCCGTTTGAGTGATGCTCCTAAAGGTTCAGAGCTTATTTGTATACATGATACAAAAGTCCATAGTAGCTTAAGAGTAGAAGAGGGTTACTGGACCATTAATGGCAAAGCATATTATTTATGTGTACCTTTTGGAGATGAAAGATGAAGACAATATACAAGAACCATAAGCCCATTAGGGACCCAATTAAATTCAATTGCTTCCTAGAGAGAGAAACAGAGAAGGCTTTTATGATTGACAGCCATGACTTCAAGGAGGCAGTTTGGGTGCCTAAGTCCCAGGTCCTAACATATAGGCTGGCTACGAAGGCTGGTGAAGCGGATGAGATTTATTTGTCCCAGTGGATTGCTGAAACCAAAGGCCTAGTGCCATCTGAAGAATCCCCGCCGGAGCCAGAGATGACCCCGCTTAAGGGTCAAGCCAGAGAGCCTGGAAGCGATGATAATAAGGGTGAAGCCGATTGGGATGATGACCTTCCGTTTTAGAAGATGAAACTTGTAATAAATATAAAGAGACTAAACCACCGAACCTAGGAGTTAAAAGATGAAACTACGCTTAGATATTAGAGAAAATAATAGTGTACAAGTAGTCGAAATTATGTTATAATTATAGTCCGACAAAAAAGAAAGGCTGGGCATTGGGTCCCAGCCTTATAGAGGAGAGTAATACTATGAACTATGTGATTCAAATTCTACTAAGGAGCAAGTGATGAGAGTACTTAACCGAAGTAGTGCTTATTATATACTAAAAATCGGTGGTTGTACACACTTATTTTTAGTCGCTTATATAATAAGGAGTAGAGCGATATGACTGCGAATTCCTTCACAGCAAAAGCTCAAGAGGCAAATGCAGAGTCGGCCGAAAAAGAGTATTTTGGCCGATTACTCCAACTGGGATTAAACCCCGATACAGCCAAAGACTATGGCTTGTCACTAATAGCATTAGCAGATATGCCCAAAGAGATTGGGTTTGCTAAAGGCTCCGGAGCAATCAAAATAGAGTACCCCAATGCGAAGTTCTGCCGGTATCGGTTTTTAGGACTTTTCAGTGGTGCTAAGTACTTTCAAAAAGCGGGGACCAACAATTATGTCTATTGCCCCGATGTTGTCAAAGAGACTTTGAGCAATATCAATATAGCCCTGCAAATAACAGAAGGAGAATTTAAAAGCATAGCCTGTAAAGATGTCCCCACAGTAGCCCTGGGTGGCGTATCTAGTACTACAACATATTGGAATGACAATAAAGTATTGCTGGAGCCACTCAATTCGTTACCAATTGGTAAGACCGTCTATATTACGTTTGATTATGACCCCGTGCCGCCGTATAATGGTGACCCGAAACCTGAAGTGAGAAAAGCGGAGCTCAGACTAGCGTCGATGCTAAAAATTAGAGGCTGCAACGTATTCTTCACCCGGTTAGGCACCAACGGTGCTACGCAAAAAATAGGCCTAGATGACTTTTTAGAGTTTGGTGGCTCAATGCAAGAGCTATTCAATCACGCAAAGAGATTCAGGCCCACTAAATCCGATGGCGTGGACTTTTTATTGTCAAAGTATGGAGTGATGCAGGGTGATGTCGTGGATGTTACCAACGCTGAAGTCTATTCTGTACAGAAGTTTAAGAATGAAGAAGCAAACTGTCAGAATCCCTATGAATCAGAGCCAGATGATAAAGAGGACCATCCAACTAAGAAGTTCTTGGGTGCATCTGACCGTCTGCATATTTCAAATATTGAGTTTGACATAGGGTGTAGCTCCTTAATCACGAAGAACTACGCTCTTAATAATTGGCGAGGCATAAAAACCCAGCCGCATTATGGCAGGACTGGCTACTTAGATGACCAGGCTGACATCTTTAATAAAGCGAAGCCTTGGACTGACTTCACAAACCTATTCTTTAGTGAAGACCCTGAGATTAAGCCTTACTTTGAAGAGTGTATGGCACTAACCCTGCAGAGACCAGAGGTTAAGCAGGAACGAATCTGTATTTTACAATCTAAAGTCCAAGGTATTGGTAAGTCGTTCTATTTTGAGACCATAGCAGCCATAATAAACAATGCTCCCCGCGGTGTGCCTAATGGTAAGTTCAGCCATGCCCTAGTTTCTAGCGGTGGAGACCTTTGGGATAACTTTAACTCACTAATAGCTGATAGAAAATTTTTAGTGCTCAACGAAATTGGTGAGAAAGGAGAGAAGCATACCAATTTAATCAAAAACATGACCACTGGCCGGTCTTTGACTGTCAATGAAAAGTATGTCAAAGCCAGGTCCATTAAAAACTATCTTCAAATCTGCATAACCACAAATGAAGCCTATACTCATATCGTAGAGCCAGAGTCCCGGCGTGAAGTTATCTATAGTGTTTCAGCCAGTGGTGGATTAGGCCCAAAATTAAAGGCATTCTGGGCTGATGAAAACAATGCTTTAAAGAAATGGGTCAATACTGAAGAAGCCCGCAGTGCTTTGTTAGACTATTATTTGAACTATGATCTAAAAGGCTATGACGGTACACAACCAGCGCCTATGAATGACAGTAAAGATGCCTTTGCTGAAGCAACTATGCACGATTCTGACTTCTATGTTAGAGAGGAGCTTGCTGATGTACCTTATGTAGTTCCTAGGCTTGAGTATGATCGGTATATGAGTGAAAATCATAATAGTAAACTAAGTAAAGGCTCCTTTATAAACCGCCTTAGAGCAGCTGGCTATGAAAATGGCTTGTGGGATAAGAAAAATAGCCAGATGAACCTAACAAACATGTCAACTTTAAAGCAACTGCAGAGACCTTGTGTTTTATGCCTACCAAGCCACAATAAAGTTTCCCATGAGCAGAAGTTCGACGTACTTAAATTCATAGCAGAGAGGTACTTCCCAGGGGTTAAGATAAATTAAACGTCGTTTTACAAAAATAATTATGTACTTTTTTAAATTTTTAATGTATAATTATTTATGTTTTGAGATTTCCTCTTAGCATAATTTAAACTAAATATTGGAGATACTACTATGGCTAAAGTAAAAGCAAATAAAGAAACCGAATTGCCTGAGGGCGAAACTTCTAATGAAGAAGTTAATCCCTACGAAGGCATGACGCCACAAGAAATTCTGGCGGCCGCTAAAGCAGAAGCAGAAGCGATCATTGCTGCAGCTAAAGTAAAAGTAACTGCCGAAAAGAAAACAAGAGCCCCACGTGGTCCAAAAGCTGAACTAGTTATTTTGACTGCAGAACAAATTGAAGCAGCGGCTGAAGAAAAAGCAGCCAATGAACTTCGCTTGAATGAGTTGCGTGAAGAGCTGGCTACTATTACTACAAGAGCTGATGAAATCAAAGCTGAAATCAAAGGCTTAAGTGGCAAAGCTGTTGTTGCCCGCGGTCCTACTGGCGTCGGTGCATTCATTAAGGGCTTAATTACTGAAGGGCTTACCAACGATGAAATAATGGCACGTGTAGCTGAAGAATGGCCTGAAAATCGTACCAACATTAACTGCATCAACTGGTACCGCAACGCATTGAAAAATTGGCCTGATGGCAAACGTCCTGTTAAAGCAAAGCCTGCTGAAGCAACTGAAGACCAAGGCCTCGAAGGGGACCAGACTGATGAAGAAGCCACTGAAGAAGCTGAAGCTGCGTAAAGCTTAACCATTTAATCATAAAGACTGCACCTATACATCTTATATGTAGGTGCAGTTATACTTGGAGAAAACAATGTCTAATGCAGTAGAAATACCAGAGATACTAAAACAACGTGGAGAGCGGTATGGTTCTTTTGTGAGGCATAGTAATATATCACAAGAATTGCAAGAGACTTTACGAGATAATCCAAACTGGGCTGAGCTCCGGAATATCCAAAAAGAAGCTTTAACGATGATATGTCATAAAATGGCTCGTATTTTAAACGGTGACCCATTATATCCGGATAATTGGGTTGACATTTGTGGCTATTCTCAGTTAGTAGTTAACTATCTTGTTGAAGAAAAGTCTAATACAGCAAAGTCCAAATGAACGCGGATTATAAGCCTAGGCTCGAAAAGCGTGATGGGTTTGCCCATGCAGAAAGATATGAGATGTGCATGATAAGCCCTGAATGGGTGTATGCTCACTATCGTGATTGGTTCTTAGATAATCCGTATACAATGTTCTCAAAAGCTGATCAATTCATATTTGAGAATATGCCAAATTGGGTTGTAACGAATAGGCCGCTTTGGGTTGTAAAACATTACCCAGAATGGCTTGCAGATAACTATCCTGATGTTATGATTTCTTATGATTGTAAGTGGATGGTAGAAAATAGGCCTGGTTGGATGATGGCCAATAGAAAAGAAAAGATGATGGACTACTTAATAGCAAACTCCTGAGGAGAATTAATATGAGAGAGTATAAAGACTTAGTAGGAAGAATCCTATCAAAAGGTGAAGAATACAGTGACCGCACTGGCAAAGGTACACTGGCCATTTTTGGTGAGACATTAACCGTTGATCTAGCTGATGGCTTTCCAATTGTCACAGCCCGTAAGATTGATTTTAGTCAGGCTGTTGGTGAGTTGGCTACGTTCCTTAAAGGTCAAACTAAAAAGTCAGAGTTTCGGGCTAATGGCTGTAATTATTGGGATAAATTTGGTCGGCCTGATATTGATGATCTTGGCCCAATTTATGGCAAGCAATGGGTTGATTGGGAATGTCCACCATTTGGCAAAGACAAAAAAACCTGGCTTAATCAATTAGATGTTTTGGTCGCAATGATTAAAAATGACCCAGCCTCGCGGCGACTTATTTTACAAACATGGAATCCTGGTGAAATTAATGAAATGGTTTTACCTCCATGTCATATAAGTGCACAGTATAATGTGCATAAAGGCAAGCTTGATTCCATTGTAACTATGAGGTCTTGTGATGTTATGCTGGGATTGCCATATGATATGGTAGTGTATGCTTTACTTCAGCATTTGCTAGCACAACAGACTGGGCTTAAAGTAGGCACTATGCGGTTTGATTTGCATAATGCCCATATTTACCTACCACATGTAATGGATGCAATTCGCTTTGAAAAACTCGAAGTCTTTAAGTCTCCTGATTTAGTAATAGGCCCTAATGTCACTATATGGAATTTTGACCCTGATTTAGATGTAACTTTATTAGGTTATAACCATGGTCCGGTTATGAAGTTTGAATTGTTTGTATAGGTGACAAAATGAGCATTGAGCGTTTGGCAAACTTTGCGCAAAACATAAGCCGCTTAGCAAGTTGTAAAAGAGCCCAAGTGGGTTGTATTATTGTTGATTGTGACTGGGACCCAATTGCTAGTGGCTACAATAGTGGTTATTGTGTAGGTGACCATTGCCCCGCGATAAATGGTGAAGTTAGCTGTGGAACATTACATGCTGAACTTGCGGCTATTGGCAATATTCCCTTGGGTAAAATACCTTATGCGGCTATTGTTACCAAAGTACCCTGCGCTAAATGCAATAAAGCACTGAGAGAAATTGGAATCAAATTTATAATTTGTACTATTTGAGGAGATAATAATGTATATTGATGATGTAGAAGAATTAAGAAAGAAGTTTAAGCTGCCAATAGCTCTAGAACCAACTTTGCTAGATCGTGAAACTTTGCAATTTAGAGTTAAGTTTTTAATGGAAGAAGTAAGTGAGCTTGTAACAGCCCATAATGACAGAGACTTAGTAGCAGCTGCTGATGCTATTGTAGATATAGTCTACGTAGCATTTGGTGGTGTTATTGAAATGGGCCTTCCATTTGATGCTCTTTGGAATGCTGTGCATGAAGCTAACATGTTAAAAATAAAAGTAGACCCAGAAAATCTAGGTAAAAGGGGATACATACATGATTTAGTAAAGCCGGCTGATTGGGTATCACCTGAAATTAAAATTGCTGAAATTCTTGAGGTGTCTTATGAATAACACAGGTGCAATAGGTGCAATGATTGACGCACTATATGAAACTAGAGAAGAACGTTTGAAACTAGAGCGAGCCGCTGATGTGTTAAAGAAAGTGGAGGCTCAATTAAGTAAAGATATTGTTTCTGGCTTAAGTGAAGTAGACTTAAAAGCTGGGCGTGGTAATAGGGCTAATTTTAGTTTTAAAACTGAAATTACACCCAATGTTACAAATTGGCCCATACTCTATAAGTTTGTGGCTACTACAAATGAATTTGGTTTACTGCAGAAAAGAATATCTGTTCCTGTATGGAAATCATTTAAAGAAGAAAGCAATCTAATCGTTCCCGGAACTGAGGTATTCGAGTTAACTAAAGTATCTTTAACAAAGGCAGGTAACTAAAATGTTTAGTCGTCAAGAACGAATTAAAAGAAGAAACGCAGGTAAATGCGATAGCCCTTGTTTGCAATACTACGGTATACCAAGCATAGCTAAACGCGATGAAAAAACTCCACATCAACTAGCAAAAGCAGGTAAATAAAATGACTATTGAAAAATCAACCGAATCAACCGAATCAACCGAATCAACTGAATTGCAATCATGGGAGGAGGTTTGTAAGGCAAAAGCAGCTCAACAATCCGCGCAACGTGCGGCACTTAGCACAGGACCCAAATTCCTGAGCTTCCGCGGTGGTATTTTGAACGTTGATAAAGTACCAATTCCTGACAATAAGCTGGACGTAGTTGTCCTGACGTTTATCGCTGAGAATTCTTACTACAGAGGCAAATTCGACCCCACTGCGACTCAGACTCCATTGTGCTATGCGGTATATCAAAGCCTCGAAGATATGTGGCCATCTGATGATGTTAAAGAAAAACAAGCAGACAATTGTAAAGAGTGCCCGCATTACCAATGGGGTTCTGATCCGCAAGGTGGTCGTGGTAAAGCCTGTAAGACTCGTTACCGTATTGCAGTAATTCCTGGCTCTATTGAATCAGAGCAAGACATCCTGGGTGGCGAATTACGCTATGCTACTTTACCTGTTACATCTTGTAAAGACTTTGATACCTTTGCATCTAAATGTGAAATGGTACTAGGCCGGCCGATGTTTGGTGTAGTGTCCACATTGTCTGTTGTACCTGATGCTAAAACTCAGTATCGTGTTGGATTAAACCCAATACAATCAATTCCTGGGCATCTAATGAATGCGGTACTTAGAAGGATTGACGAAGCTGAAAAAGCTATTACCTATGACTATGCTTTAACAGACGACGAGCATACAGCTGCACCAGCAAAGCCCCTTAAAAAATAATAATTTAACGGCCAAGGATGGCCACTCTTTGGAGAAATACGATGAAAACCTTATTTACAACAATTGAATACGAAAATATTATATTTGCAGTAGAATTCATTTATAAGCCTTTAGTACCTGGTAGATTCTCAGGCCCACCAGAGAATTGTTATCCGGATGAACCAGCAGAGCTTGAATTTTTATCTGTATCTTTACCTGGAAGCTCAATTAATTTACTAGACGCTCTATCTGAATCAGCCATAGAGAGCTTAGAAAGCGATATTTTATTAGACATGGAAGCAGAAAGCTTTATTGACAATATGGTGCAATGATGAGCCTCTTAGACAACCTAGTAACCATTGACTTTGAAACAGAAGCAATAGAAGGCAGCCTACCACCATTGCCTGTTGGGGTATCAATTAAAATGCCTGGGCAACCAAGCTATTATTTAGCATGGGGCCATCCGGGTGGTAATAACTGCTCGCATACCAGAGCATCAAATATCTTAGTGGATTTATTCAAAAACCATCCGATTCTATGCCACAATGCTACATTTGATATCTCAGTTGCAAAGTATCATTTTGGTATAGACTTCCCGGCTAAGCTACATGATACTTTAATTCTTTTATTCTTAGCAAATCCGCATGCTCTCACCTTATCCCTAAAGCCTTCTGCTGAAAAAATTCTTGGGCGATCTGCCTTAGAGCAAACAGAATTATACGATTGGATAAAAACCAATGTCTCTGGTGCTAAGTCGAACCTTGGTGCTTATATATCAAAAGTCCCTGGTGACATGGTTGCACCTTATGCCTGTGCCGATACAGATATGACCCATGCATTATTCTGTAAGATATACGAAGAGCATAGAGGTAAAGCCTACGATCGTGAGATGCAACTAATGCCTATCTTATGTCAGAGTACTTTAGACGGCATACGATTAGACGAAGTAACTCTATACACGGACCTTATTAAATACTCAAAAATTAAAAACGATATTGAGGCTAGAATATATACTAAATTAGGAATGACTTTTAATATTGATAGTGGTGCAGAATTAGCGAAGGCGGTAGAAAATAACTATGAAGATATTAATTGGCTTAAAACTAAAACTGGAAAAAACGCGACAAACAAAGCTAGCTTAGCCCAAGCCATTAATGACCCTGAATTGTTAGCGCTACTTAACTATAGAGCTACTTTATCAACATTTGTTGGTACCTTTTTATCTTCTTGGGTTGAGAAAAATGTCAATGGTCGTCTCCACTTCACTTGGAATCAAGTGCGTAACAATGAACAAAATGGTGGCTTTGCGGGTACTAGGACAGGAAGGTTATCTTCTAATCCATCAATGCTAAATGTACCATCAAGAAAAGTCATAGTACCAGAAGGCTTCAGTCTTCCACCGCTACCTATAATGAAAAAATACTTTCTACCTGAAGAAGGGCATGATTGGTGCGAAAATGATTATGCTTCCCAAGAAATCCGCTTACTAGCCCATTATGATGATGATGCTTTGATGCGAGCATTTCGGGCGGAACCAAGACTTGACATGCACGCAATGATGTCTAGCATTCTAACGCAAGCAACAGGCAAAGAGTTAACTCGGTTAAGTGCAAAGACTACTGCGTTTAGTATTTTGTATGGTTCTGGGATTCCTAAATTAGCAGAAGGTTTGGGCTTATCTGAATATGAGGCTAGATTAATTAAATCATCATACCTTAAGCATCTTCCGGGAATTAAGAATATCCAAGATTCTATTAAAGCAACTTGGGATGCTGGAGAACCAATACAAACTTGGGGTGGTCGTAAGTATTTCAAAGAGCCTTCTAAAACTATTGAAGATAAAGTATCTGGATTACCCAGGACTTGGGACTTTACATACAAAGGGTTAAACTATTTAATTCAAGGCTCTAGTGCCGATGTAACAAA